CCTTTCTTTAAGTAATCGGCACATATTCCTGCCAACTTGCCAAACGCCGTGATTCTGACCCATTCTGTCGTTTCTTTAGTTGCAGTCTTGTAGCCCACCGCAATTGAAAAATTACAGATTGCATTACTGTCAGCGGTGTAACGTACTTCAGGGTCTTTGCCCAAACGCCCAATAAACTCGCAGCGGTTTAGATCAGTTGCCAAAATGTTTCTCCTTAAATAATTTATATGACAAGTTTCTGCAAATTTTGCAGCCACGAGATTGTTTTTTTGGATGAAAATAAGTGTTTTCAACAGTAAATTCATGCCCACGCTTGCAATGCGTCATAGCGGCAAAATGCTTTTTATGCGTTTCAGCGCACAAACCACGATCTGTATTTACTTTTCTAGTAACTGCCTCAAGATGATTGGGGTTTATGCAAGACGGGTTGCGGCACAAATGATCTAATTCCAACCCTTGCGGTATTTCACCAACAAAATGTTGATAAGAAATTCTGTGGGCTAGTTTTGATTTGCCTTGCATACCAATTCTGCCGTAACCTAATTTATCAACTGCGCCCGTCCAAACAAAACACCCAGCGAAGGGTATAGCAACCGAGTGCCGTTCAAGCCTATCTTGAATAGGCTCACGAACATATATTCTTGCCATTATTGTTGTTCCCAGTTTGCTTTAAATTGATCGTATGCAGCTTTCAACGGAATCTGTTGCTCTTTAAAACAAATAGTCCATGCTGCCCTAAATATGTCCTTTAGGCTTTCATAACTTACCGCTGATGCCATTTGAGCAATAGTGTGGTCAAGCTCAATGCCTTTTGGTTTCTCAATTAGCTTTTCAATTAATTTAGGCGGTGCTTTGGTTGCTGCGTTACCGTCATCATCTTCACTAGCGACACCTAAGGCCGCTTGCAAACTATAACGTTTTCCATAAGAAACGCAGCTGCCTAGCCCCTGTGCGTCATTCTTAGTAACTGGAATATAAAGAATTCCACAAGACATTTCTTCGCCTGATTCGTGAATCAACACAGTTTCAACGCCTACGCTGTTATCTGAATTGTGTAGCTTTTGCACAAAGGCTAATCCGTTTGCTGCAAGATGGGGTCTAACAGCGTCAATGACTGATGCCAGACTTGAGTATGCAGATTTAAAGTGTGGGTTTTTACTATCTTTGGCTGCGTGGGACATTGCTGCTTGAGCCGTGACAAGTGCTTTTGCTAGTTCTTTCATTTATGTACCTTTTATCGTTAATGGCGGGTATGCCATGATTTATATTAAGCCATCTAAACATAGAAAGCAAGCCATAAAATAATTATTTTTACATTTATTTAATAAATGTTAAGATGGCTAATGGACACAACAGAAATCATTGACACATTAGGTGGTACGTTTGCAGTAGCCAAACGTTGCGGAGTCACGCCTGGCGCTGTTTCTCAATGGAAACATAACGGTTTACCAGCTGACAAAATGGTAATCATTGCTGCTGAACTTGAACGCCAATCTAAAGGTCGGTTTAGCAGAAAAGAAATTTACAACTGGCATGAAATCTGGCCTGAACTGAATTAGACTGATTAAGCCTTTAGCAAGCATGAAACGATCACTGGTAAGGGTCGAGTTTCACTAGTTCAGCTTTAGAACTTGACACATCGGAAAGACGGTGAGAGAATTCAATTGTTGTCGTGGAAGATAACTAAGCTGTTTTAGTCTGTAGCCTGATTCATTTGCGCCTTGAAAACGATAATGAATTCTTCCACCAGGATACAGATTAAAGCAGCTTTTTTATTTTCTTTTGATAACCGTCAGAGAGCGTTATCTAACACGGTTAAATCGCCGGTACTCAAGAAAGATTGGCTGGTCATCACCCGACTGCAAGCCACGTAGCCTTAAATGGGGACTACACAAGACTAGGGGACACGGTGGGACAAGACCCTAGATCGATTGAACATTAACTCCGGTAGGATTGGTATTGTCTTTACAATATGGATCAAGATGGACTGCGTTGGATAACCCCATGCTTCCACCCTTGGGAATACTATTGTCAAAAATATATAACATCTGACGGTAATGTCACATATATTGTACAAATACCGACGTTATGAATTATTTATGATACATAGGGAAATCACTTAGATAAATATCTTGCGTGTTGGGTTTAGTTGGCTTAATGTATCCTTTTTTGGAGAACTTATGTCAACACGACAAAAAATATTGAAATATTGTCTTGAACCTCGCACTGCTGTAGACATTGCTAAACATTGTGGGCTTGAAAAAATATCTATATATACGCAACTTGGTGCGCTGCAAAGGATTGGCAAAATAGAAAAACGTGGCGATGGCAGACGCAGAGCCGTACCGAGTACCTTCGTGACCACCCGCCAAGCTCCGAACGCCACAGAGTCTACAGACGACTACGAAAACCTTGTTATCACGTTTGCTCACGCACCTTTTGGATTACGACTATGAATCCGTTAAGCCCGAATAAAATATTAAGAAATCTTGAAAATGGGTTTTATATGACCCATCACGAACAAACTGAAGCCGCTGATTACATTCGCCAGCTGCAACAATCTAACAAAGCGTTAACCGAAGGTTTAATTGAATTTGCCAATCAAATCTTTGAATTGCGCCGAGAATTGAAGGCTAAAAGTTAATTATGAGTTCGTGGCTAATCATTGCAACTGGCATCATTTACGCTTACGTTGCCCTCGAACAAGTCTTAAAAGGCAATACCTCAATGGGCATTGTGTATGCCGGTTATTCGTTTTCAAACATTGGTTTGTATTTATCTGTCAAATAAGGCAATCATGACTTTATCTAATTTATACCTAGCCGCTGCCGACAAGCTACGTCACAAAGGTTTGTTGCCAGATTCTCGACCTGCCACGTTAACAATGTGTGCGTCCGAATTAGGTCGCACTGCACCTACTGGCGAACGTGCATTACTTGAAAAATTCTTAACTCAAGTGGATAAAAGAATCGACAAGTTTGCACAACCCGACTACAAGATGTCCCCAGCCTTGCGTATAGCCGCTGCACGCGCCGCAAAAGAGCAAGGCATACTAATTGGCGTAGGAGGCTGGTAATGAGCGTCTGGGACTGGATGTTTGTGTTTTATCTTGCTGCTGTTGTTACCGTTGGCTCACTCGTTTGGTATCGTTGTTCACGCCCAAACAACTTTACCAAAGAGTTTGTTTGTGATGGTTGTGGGCAAGTATGTACAACGTTAAAAGACGGGCTTTGTGTTTACTGCGACCATCACTTTAAACCATTTTCAAAGCCTCTGCCTTGACCTTTGCAACCCGATTTAGCCAACCATTTCCAAATACATCATACGTATTTAAGGATCGGTAAAAATTCTCTTTGGCTTGGCTAAATCGCTCAATAAATTTGACTGGTTCAATTAATTTAATAGCGTTCATTGTTACTGGCCCGAAACCACCGTCAACTGGCACACCAACCGCTATTTGCAGGGTTTTAATTGACCGACCCACGCCCGCATTGACCGCAAAATCAAAACACAAATACGATATTCCACTTTTTAACTCGTCCCCGCGCACAGCGTCCCAATATTTTTTGCGATATAACGGCTCAACTTTGTCGGCAGTAAGACTACGCATTTCGGACTCGCTAGACTGTCGACCTACCCAGTTTTCCCACGTTGCTTTCGTCACGCCTAAATTTGTCATGCCGCCTGGATCAGCTGGGTTATTAACGTAACCCCCTTCGCTTTTAAGCAATAACTCAAACGATTTTTGCCAATCACTTTGCATTTGTCACACTTTTAACCCACTTTTGCAATTCAGTCAGCATCAGGGTCGTTTCAGCGCATTGTCGAGCAGAAACTGTGTCGGTGGTGGTTGCAACAGGACACTGGGTGGGTTTGGAAACGGTGGGCATTGGACTGCTACTGGCAACTGGCTGCACCCGCTGAGTGTAATAATTGTGAACAGCAGAAAGGCTAGCTTCATATTCATCCTTTATAGAAGTTGCAATTGACTCGTGTTTTTCTACTAACGCAGCGTTTAATTGCTCTTGCGCTTTGCCTAATGCTGCAACGTCGGCTTGGTATTGGACAAACTTTTTATGTTCGTGATTCCAACCCATAAAATACATTACCGCGCACAAAGCTAACGCCGCGCCAATCTTTAACATCAATGGATTAAGTAGGTTCAGCATCTTTTTTAGCCCAAACGGAAGCGCCACCAGCGCCGGATACGATGCCAAGGCTCTCAGCAAGCTCTCTGAGGCTTACCGCACCGTGCATCACCACTTGATAGCCTGCGACAGATAACACCGCCACAAGACTGATTAACCACGCTACACGGGCAATATCATATGTTTGATTATCTTTGCCAGTTAGCAGCTGCTTAATCACTTGTCAGCCTTGGCGTCAATCTTGTCGTATAGGCGAGCAATCATTTGCTCAAGCCTGTCAAAACGTTTATCCATTTCATTGCGCAAAGTATCAACTTCTGACTTTTTTACGTACAGTTCGCTGACCTGTAATTTGTGTTGTTCAATTTCATGTTTCAACTTGGAAATTTGTTCAAAAATAGACCGCACGACGTATGCGACAGTACCAAATACCGCAACAATCCCGTAATTGATAATGTCTTGAAATGTCATGATTATTCCGGATATTTTTTAAACGGCGAAAATTGAATGGCAACTAACTTTTTACCATTAACGGTTTCACCTAACAACTTGTATCCAAAGATAATTTCTACGTATCGGTCTTTGTAAAAATAAACTTGCGCCCTTAGCAACCAGCCAATGTCACCATCATCATTGCATACTTTCCAAAAACTACAGACGTTTTTGCCAGATTTCCATTGAGCGTCATTGTCTTTAGTGTACAAAGCAAACGTGCCTTTGTCGGCATAACCCCATCTAGCGCCAAAACCATATGCCGCATTGCGCCATAACCAAAACACACGGCTGATGTAACGTAGCCAATAATGATTGTCGTAATAGGCTTGATCGTATTTGAGCTTTAACGGGCTTGGATAATCGCCGTACCACCACTCGTCTAGCGGTGCGTCTGGTGATTGCCAAATACGCAAACTAGGTATAAGAAACTCACGTAAATTGCCAGGGTACAACGAGGGAAACCCAGTTGTTTCAGATTCCTCTGCGTGAACAATAAACAATGCTAAAAATGGCGCAAGAGGGAACGCTAAGATAGTCAATCCAATCAGACCAACCGACTTAACAAACCATATTGCAACAGATTTAAGCATTTACTATCCATGATTTAGTTGGTTCATCCCAAGCATATGCTTTACCGTCATCAGGCATTGCAACTGGCGCTTCCCACAAATAATCAGAACTTAAAGTCCAACTTGGAAACGGTTGCGGTGCGTAAAACACATCTTTAGCGGCATCGTATGTGTAACCCACGCCTGCGTAGTTTCCACGCAAAGGTGTGCCGCCTTTTAAATGTTTATTGCCAAGCGTGTTGTATGAAGTTGCCAACCATGTGCCAGAACTTGTGTCCACAAACGTGTCAAAAAACTCAGGTTCTGCAACAATGACTTGCGTTACCTTACCGTCAACTATTTTTGCAAAATGTCCCATGATTATCCTTATGCGTTGTATGTGCCAGACGCTGTAAAGGTATGGATAGTGTATCCACCCGACGAAGTCACAGTACCGCCTGTACCACGCTGCGTACCTAAGTAACTAATAATGACAATACCCGAACCACCATTACCGCCCCCTGATCCTGCGCCGCCATTACCGCCGCCACCGCCGCCTGTGTTAGCCGTAGCATTGCTACCACTGCTGAAACCTCCAGCACCGCCACCGCCTGCGCCGCCTGCGCCTCCACCTGTAGCAGAGTTACTGCCCCCGCCGCCGCCACCGCCATAAGTAACAGATGAACCACTTATAGATGATGCTGTTCCTGCACCGCCAGCGCCAGCAACACCTGAACTTGAATTTCCATTGCCGCCGACTGCGCTTGCACCGCCGCCGCCTCCACCAACACCAAATGTTGCATTAGCACCAGTACCACCGGCATTGCCTTGCCCAGACGTACCCGTTGCACCTGCTGTGTTTGTTACATATGCACCTCCACCGCCTGAACCACCTGCAAGAGCGTTCCCTGACGCAGCTGATGATCCACCACCACCACCACCAATTGATGCAATAGCATTTAGTGATGAATTTGAACCATTAGCCCCTGCTCCACTACTAGCCCCTACCGCACCTGCACCACCTGCACCTACAGTAACTGTGTAAGCAGTGCCGCCAACAAGTACCAATGTAGAACTTACAAATCCACCTGCGCCACCACCGCCGCCAATAGTTCCAGCGCCGCCACCGCCTCCCGCTACACCAAGATAGCTAACGGCATACGGGCCACTCCTGTTTTGTTGTAACGTAGACAAGCGCAGCATCCCGCTTGTAGGCGCACGATACGGGCCTATTTGCCCTTGGTTTCCTAAAGCCATTACGAAATGTCCTCATAAGAACAAACGACCTTGAGCTTGCTTGCCGTGCCTGCAACAGCACCAATCGACATATTTTCTTCAAGATAAATCATGGTTGTTTTATCAATCACAATTAAAGTTGAATTAGCAGAAACAGAAATTGTCGATGCAATGGGTGTTGCAGTACCACCAAGTGCCGCAGCCGAATAATGGTTAATTGTAATATTTACTGCGTTGACAGTATCAATGTTAGCCACCACAAGCGAATCAACCTTAAACACTTTTCCGCTTGATGCGGCATTGCTTAAAATTGAAATTGCAGAGGTTGAAGTTAAATCGGCAGTCACAACTTTGCCGTAAATTGCCGTAACGTTAACAATATTAGGTGCAGCCATGATTTATAGTCCAAAAATAATTGAAAAAGCGATAGATTTGCCAGAAGTTAAACCACTAGCCCCGATAAGTTGAAAATTAGTACCGTCATACACAATTTGAATAATTGCACCTGAAACAATATCACCCGCAGATAGTGGCGTTGTACCATTTTTAACAATAGATTTAGCGCCTAAAGCACTAATGTTAATAGTTGCCGCCCCTGTGTTTGCACCAGCCGCTAAAAACTTAAACGATTGACCCACCGCATACGCAGTCAATGACGGGCTAACCGACGCTGTGATTGTGTCTGTTCCGGATACAGTTAAAAATGTACCGGTTGAACTTTGCACTTGCG